GTGTTCATTGACCAAACACCTGGTGCAGATTTTGGTGTACCTGGTTCTTTTACAATTACTACACCTGATCCACCTTGCCCTCCTGGTTTAGGAGCCCCACCTCCACCGCCACCGCCACCACCGCCAGTGTTTGTTGTTCCTGCAGTTGCATCTTGATGAGGAGGAGCACATCTTGCTCCATTGCCTCCTCCACCTGTTCCACCTGTTCCAACAACATTATAACCCGATCCACCGCCACCACCTGCATAAATTGAACCGTCAAATGGAATACCTGCTCCACCTGGTCCACCTGCTGGTTGTGAAGGATCCGAAGCATTACCACCTACAGCTGAACCACCACCGCCACCACCACCGCCGGAATCTCCTGGACTACCTGCTGGAAATAAACTTCTTCCACCTGGAAAACCTTGACCACATACACCTGTTCCAAATCTTTGAGATTGTGCACAACTATCAGCTTGACCAGCACCACCACCTGATCCGCCGGGTTGTCCACCATATTGAGCTCCTGAAGGTGTATTTCTAGAACCACCTCCACCGCCACCTGTTGCTGTAACAGTAGCACAACCAATTACAAAAGAAGAAACACCACCATCTCCACCTGTAACTGATCTACAACCTGATCCTGCTCCACCAGCTCCAATAACAACAGCACCTAATGCTGCGCCACCTGTAACTGGAACACCTGTTGCTGTTTTATATCCACCACCTCCGCCACCACCGCCAGAGTATCCACCATAATCATCTCCACCACCACCTGCACCTGCTGCTACTACTATGTAATCTACAGTTGTTGTTGTTGGTTGAGTTGTAACTGCTGAGGGTGTACTGGCTGTAACTGTTGTTTTTACTTCAGCGATCGCTGCGTTAACTGTGTTGACTGGTCCGATAATTCCGCCATTTGCCATAGCTAATTACCTCCCTATGCTATTACGTCGTATGATACAAAAATTTCTAGATCACCTGACGCACTAGCTCCTCCTTGAAGAGCATCACTTTCTTGCATATAGATTGGCGTATCTAATAATACTAAAGATGCATCCGCTGGGACTGAAATTGTTTTTGCTAAATAAATTGTTCCGACATTTCCTGCGGCACCTGTTGCTGCAGAAGTAAAAGCAGCTTTGACAACTTTAACAGAAACGTCTGCTGCTGAAGTTCCATCAACATTAGCTACTGTAATTCTATTTATTTTAACAACTTTACCAGAACTGATTGCTGCAATAATAACATTTGAATCACCTGTTCCTAATGCAAGTCCTTGCGACTCACCGTTAATTGTTGCGACGTTTACTATATTTGGATTTGCCATAATTTAATTCCTTTTAGTTATTTAACCGAAAATCATTGCCATTGCAATAGCTTTTCCTGTTGTTACTCCTGTATCTGCTTGAAATGTTGGGGCTGTTCCAGAACCTGTTGATTTTAATACAAATCCACTTGTTCCCTCAGAAACCGCACCAAAAGCGCCTGATGCATTTACTTGAACTTGACCTGTTGTTCCTGCTGGAGAAGTTGCAAGAGCAATTTCTGTAATATTTGGATTAGTACCATCATCAGCTTTAGCATTTACAATTTTAAAGCCTTTATTCGTAGCTGCCCAAGTTACACTTGTTCCACTTCCTGTTGCATATTTAAACTCAACTGTGTGAGCACCTGTTGTTCCATTTTCTATAAAATAAAAATTTTCAACATCTATTGGAATTGTTACAGTTATATTTCCTGTAATTGTTCCTGTTAATTTAATACTTCTTGTAGCTAACGTAGCTCCTGTACCACCATCTGTAACAGTTAGAGTAGTAGCACCTGTTCCATTAACTGCTTGTGATTTAAAACCACCAGATATTTGTTCTAAAATATTTAAATTAGTATTAGTTTTTGTTCCCCAAGTACCAGCATTTTCGCCGGTTACCATTAGTTCAACGCCAAGTCCTGTATATGTTGATGCCATAAATTTTGTTCTCCTATGCCGCTTTAGTTGTATCTACATCTGTATATGAGGTATTTGATCCTAAGTCAACATTTCCATAGTGTAGAATTCCAAATTGTGTACCTATATTAGCAGTTATCTCAAATCCAGTCAATCCAAGAACTATGTCTGGTGTAGTTACATCAGAAGCATTTAATGTTCCTGTAGCTAGTAAACTATCTGTAATAGTAACACCCGTGTTGTTACTAGGTGTTATAGCTCCTACTGAACCAGTGGCCAATAAGCTTGTTGTTATAGGGACAATTATAGTAGTAGCATCAATAAGATTTCCTACTCTACCTGTTATCTCTAAACTATCTAATAAAACATTAATATTATCTTTTGGTGCAAGTGTGCCTAAACTTGCAGTCATAGAAAATGCTGTTAATCCTATTTGAATATCAGCACCATCTAAAATAGTTGGTGTACCTAAAGAACCTGTTGTTAATAAACTTTCAGATAATACTAAATTGTTATCAAAGAAAGGATCTAAAGCTGCTAAACTTCCTGTTATTTCAAATCCAGATAAGACTATTTCTTGTTTAGTTTCTGCTGTTAAAGTTCCAAGTGACATTGTCATTGGAAAAGCTGGAAGTGTTTCTTTTCCTGCATCTACACTACCCCAACCGTTTTCTCCCCAATCTAAAGTACCCCAACCAGGAAAAACTGTAAATTCTAAATCAGTATCAAGTGTACCCGTTATTTGTAAACCTGTTAATGTAACTGTTTCATCTCCTTGAGCAGCCCAATTACCTTGACCCCAATTCATTGCACCCCATGAAGTTTGAGTAAGGTCTATAATTCCACCCATACCAATACCATGCACCCAGCATGCAAAATAAAAATCAATGGTGTCAGGAGCAGTTTGTGTAATTTCTATCCATCTTGTACTAGCTGCATTAAACGAAGTCGTGTTCATGTAAGTAGCTTCACTAACTGCACCATCTAAATAATAATCTACATTATTTGTAATAATGCCGGCTCTCATTGTAGAGGTACTTAAACTATCTGAATTTGTAAAAAGTGCAGGATGATTATCGTTAGTTGCATTAGATTGATCTAATCTAATAGTAGCACCTGCTACCCACGGTAATTTATAATTAGTTGAACTTGGGTCAGTAGTGGGTTGTGCACCATTAATAAAATAAACATTACCAGTACCACCTGCTCTAAATGTAGTTCCTGTTCCGACTGTAACTGTGAAAGTTGTGTCAGCCATAGGGTTTAACTCCCTATGATGTTAATCTGATGATTGCAGATGTTGCGTTGTTAGTTGGAAACTCAATAGAAAAAGTTCCGTTAGAAACTGTTTTGTTTCCACCAAAAGATACTACAGCTACTGCTTTATTAGAAACGGATGAATTATAAATCACACATCCTGCTGTTGTAAAAGTTGCTGAAGTCCAGGCATTACTGTTTGCTACTGATAAATCTGCAAAAGAAGTAAATGATGTTACTGTCGTAGTACCAACACCTGATAAAGTTAAAGTTCTGCCACCTGCTGTGTAAGCAGTGTTTGAAGCTCCACCATCAGTTTGACTTTGACTAACTTCATTTGTTGAAGTTGGAACAGCGTTAGCTGAAGTAGGTGCTGCATAAGCAGTTGTAGTTGTACCTAAAGATGCTGAAGTTGTAAACAAAGCTAATTTAAAAGTGTTTCCACCTGCTGCGAAATCATGTTCGCCGCCAAGTAATTCTGCTTTAAAACTGTTTGGAAGTGCTGATGTTATTGCCATAATTTTTTATCTCCTAATTCCTTTTACTTTGAAGGGGAAGGCGAGTCAATATATAATCTGATAGTTCCATCATCATAATCATCTCTTCTTCTTCTTCCAACTTGCTCAATTGCAAACTGTTGTAACTCTTGTTTATATCTGTTTTCGTAATATGTCAACATATCCATTGGACCTTTTAAAAATCCAAATGCCTCTACTAAACAAGCATATAATAGTCCATTAGGGAAATTAACGCTTAAATAGTTAGATGTAACGGTAGAAGACAAACCAGGTGGTCTTCTTACAAAATTAACTTGAAAAGTATATGTTTTATCTGGACATGGTGCAAACATAATAGTTCCTGAACTACTATCAGTATTACCTGTCATCGTAGTATCTCCTCCAAACATAGCATAATATTTAGGTAAACCTCTTCCAGTAGTTGCACTATTTCCTTGGTCTGCAAACTTATTAAATTCATTTAAAAATGTAACATCTCTTTTTTCTAAATATACTTGAGTATCTGGTGTAGTATCATCCTCAGTAATTTGAATTGATCTAACAGCTAAACAACCAGCTGGAGCATTAATGTATTGTTGTCCAATAACTAATGAACCTACCATAGAAGCTCTATCTGAATCTGTGTTTAAATCTCTCATTACTCTTAAACAAGCATTTCCAATAAATTGATCTGTAACCGTTGCAGTAAAAACAGAAGTATCAACTTCACAGTAATTTTGAATTGCTGAAGTTAAAGTTGCGTATGTGAATCCGTCGTTTACAAATGCCATTATTGTGGTCCTATCGCTTTTAATGTTACTGGTCCTGAAGATGTATTATATCCTCCTCCACTAATTTGTCCAGTAATTGCTGTTCCAGCAGTCGTTACATTATAATTATTCAAAGGATCAGAAAGACATCTTGCAGTAGCTCCAGCATTATGTGCTGCAGCGGTGCTTGAAAAAGTCCCTCTTACAACCCCTTCTAATTCATTTGTAGAACTAATCCCAGTATAAACCAAAATTTCCGTACCCATTTTAATTGCATTAATAGGTGTACCTCCAGAAAAAAAATTTACACTTCCTGGTGTACGAGGACTTTCTACTCCAAATCCAGTTGCACTAGTTAAAATAATTCCAGTTGTTTGCGTTGCATCAATGGTAGTAGTAATAGTTGTAGTTGTTGAAATACGTTTACCTGGAATAATAGTAAAGCCATTAAGATCACAAATTTGAGCTCCAGTTATACCATCTATATTAGCAATATTATTAAAAGCACCTGCAATACCAGAAGGCCCTCTAAATTTTACAAAACTTCCATACTGTCTTCCATGGTTTTCTTCAAAAATATTTATAATACCACTACCAGCTGATAATGTACTAATAGGGTTAAAACTTAAAAATCTTAAACTATCTGGTGAATCTTGTTGAGGTCTTGTAGTAGGTAAAGCTGTTGGATCTGCGGCACTTGGTTTTGGATCTAGTTGAGGTTGTTTACTTTCAAATTCTGAATAATGTACAAATAAACCATTCCACTGAGTAACCATTTCATTCCAGGGGAATGCTTGACCACTAATGTCTGATATTGCTAATGCGTATTTTCCTTGAGCATATCTTGCCATAATTAAACGCTAGGATAGTAGGTTTTCGGTGTAATGTACGTACTTGTTTCCGAACCATCCGCTGCCTCCGCTCTTAGTAATTCATCTTCATATAACAATTTTAAATTTTGTGTTCTTTCAGGTGCATATTTTAAACTTAAATAATATGCTAATCCAGCACACATACATGGCATATAGTAATAAGGAATATCAACACCATTAGTGTAGTTTCCAACATCTTCTATTCTACTCATGTAATAAAATTGAATTTGATCTCCTGCCTGACTTGCACTGGGAGTTGTATATAAAGTTATGGATACTCTATCTATAAATCGTTGAACCCAATATTGAGAAGGTTGTCCTTGAGCTAATTTATTAGACAACGAAGAATAAGTAGATCTAGATATTTTAGTTAAAGGTGAATCAGATTGACTTGTTGTACCGGCATTATTTCTATAAGACGCTTCAAACACATCATCAATACCATAAATTGCTGCTCCTGCAGCATCTAACAAAGTAGAAGTACCATCAGTGTCTGAACGATAACCAATGTATTCGTTTGTACCTGCAACTAATGTAGCGTATCCATCAGCAATTTGCCAAAGATGTATTCCTCTATTAGCCCATTCTTGAAAAAGTAAATTTAAAGATCTTCTAGCAGTTTTTAACTGGTAACCAGCAACTCCTCTTAGTCCACATCTTTCATAACCTTCTTCGATAATTTCGTCGATAGAAAAGTTTTTTCCAAAAACTGTAGTTCCTGAAGTTGTATTTGCCATGTAATCCTAACCGTCAAAGAAGAATGTTGCTGAACCTAAACCTGTTACGTCTGTGTATGCTCCATTTGAAAACAAGATACCATTATCTGGAATATACGGATCTGTTTGATTAGTTACTCCACCAGGAATTCCAAGCTGTAATCCAATTACTCCTGTAATAGATGAATCTCTAACAATTAAACTAACTGCATTTGTTGAAGAATGCACATGCATTCCTCTTAATCTTGTTCTACCAGAAAAAATTGGTCCTGACGCAGAAGCATTAGTTCCTATAGATAAACTTGTAGCAGTTGTTGGTTTTGAAATTTGTGTGACTGAAGTAAATACTTGTGTTGTGTCATTGTTTGCACTTCCACCGGGTCCTGTGTGTGTAGCTGTAACAGGTAAACCATTTTCATCGGTACCTGTAATTGTAAAAACAATTGCGTTAGTTGTAGCACTACCTGATGTAAATTTTAATGTAGTTGCAACATTACTCCAATTATCAAACCCTGCTGCCGTAGCTGCTAAAACAATATCTGTAGTCCCCGTAGTTGTTTGGTTGGCGGCTACATTCGTTGTACTAGCACCTAAAGGTGCCATGAATTTTGCTTTTACTGCTGTTACATTACTCATAATTTTTTTCTCCTAATTTATTACTAGAGCCCCGAAGGGCTCTAGTTAAATTTTATTAGTTAGTTGGCGCGTAAGTAATGCCTCTGTCTTGTGATGCCATAAAGTAATCACTAGTTAGAGTATTAGTTACTGCTGCTGTTAAAATCATATCCCAAGTCAATCCCATTCTTGCAGCTGCAGTTGCAGTTGGTGGAAAGGTATCATAAGCTACTGCTGCTTGTGATTGAGTTCCTGCTACAAATTGAGAACTAGATACACCATTTGCTGTTCTAGAAGAACAAGAAGCGTAAAGTCTTCTGTTAATGTAATAATTAACTGAACTTGATTTTACTTGTCCGTTAGCTGCTGTTGCTGGTGAGTTTACTAATTCAAAACCTAAAGTAACAAAAGTGTTTGCCGCCATTGTTCCTAATGTAACTAAGTTTGGATCAGTAGGAGTAAGTTGTAATTCAGCACCATTTGGTCCTTTAATACAAGCTGTTAATTGAGCAGCTCCTGCTAAACTTTTAAAACCAACAAGGTTTGTAACTGCTGCACCAAAAGTACTACCTGCTGCCGCACCTTCTTCAGCTAATCCCCAAAAAGTATTGGGAGCGCCTGCGTGAACGCCAGTTGTTATAGTTCCTGTTAATTTTGTTCTACATTCAAAGTATAATCTATTGCCTCTTGATGCTGGAGTAGCGAAGTTCATGTTACCTTGAATTAAAGTTCCATCATTTATTGCACCTACTGGTACAGTAGAAACTTCTCCATTTAAACTACCATCATTACCTAATGTAGCTAATGTAGTTGGACTGTTAACTGCTGCTATTACAGACCAAAAGTTTCCTGCTGCAGCTCCTGCATTGAAGACATGATCTAAAAAATCGTCCATGTAATAAACTTGATCCGGCCAATTTCCAATATTTAAATTTTGAAGTGCCGGTGTTGCGCTTGAGAATTTTACTGCGCCTTTAAAGTGTGTTCCTGCCATTTTATTTTTCCTTTGTTTCCCAGTGTTAAATTGGTATTGCAGTCTCTGGGTGCGTACTACTACACAAGCCTGAATACCCATAATAAAAAATTATTATATGTAGTGTGTAATTTATATCTTAGTTTTAAGTAGAGTGCAAGAGAGCCCTAGGTATTTATGCATTTCAGCGATGTAGCTTTTGATTAAGTAGCTACAGAAACTTGTGGAGCAGCGCCTTCGACAGAATTCTGTCTATGTGCAATGGCAGCTTCTTCAAGCTTGATCTCAGTGATAACTTGTTTAACTTTGTCATCAATTCTGACCATTTCAAGAGTATATCTATTATTGTCAATATGCTCCTGTTCCCACTTCAACTCCAAGGACCTTTTTTGTTTGTATAGGTCTTGTATCATCTATAACCTCCTCAAAAGTTATTCGATTAATTACAGGGTTATATAATTCCCCCATATGTTCCCAGATAATACTTTTTTCTCCGAGTTTGTCAAGGATTGACTGTTCAAGAGAAATAGGGTCATCTTCAGCTAAAACTTTAAATTTAGCATGATGATCATACGCCCATATATTTACTAGGAAATTTTTCATTTACACCTTTATAATTAAAAAAAGGGCCGTTTTTAGGCGGCCCCTTAATATTCTATTTATTAGTTACCTTCAACTCCGAAAATACCTCTATAGTCAGATACACCGAAAGAATATCTTTCTCTCGCTTTGTATCTTACGTTTCCTGTTGAGAAATCACCTTCCATTTTAGTTTGGATAGGTAGTCTTTCAAAGTACTTCATACCATTTGGTACATCAGTGATAATGTAGAAAGAATCAATGTCTGTTAGGTAGTGGTTTACTCTGTAACCTTCAGGTACCATCCCCATGTTTTTAAGTGCATTGATGTCATTGTCTGCAGTACCAGTTCTACCTTGAGATTTTAATAGTCTCTCAGCGTTGAATTGGTTTTCAGAAGGAACAATCATTTTCATTCCTCTAGCTGCAATCTTTAACCCTCTTTCATCAGTCATTCCAGCGATGTCTATCATAGACTGCTCTAATGATGTTTCATTAAGGTCTGCTTGTGTTGCTAGTGTGTTAGACACAGTTCCAGCAATAGTCGGGTGCGCAGTGCTAAATAAATTAACATTGTCACCTGATTGGAATGCATTTGCTGCTGCAATTCCAGGTAGACCTTGGTTTAACGGTGTAGCAGCTTTAATCTGCTTTGCGTTAGCCATAGATCTTGCTAGTGCTTTTGTGTATCTAGACGCAAGTCTATCATACAAGTTATCTTCCATAGCTTCTTCAGTTAAAGCAAATGCAAGTGCCACAGTTTCATTTGTGTATCTTGCAGTATATGTTTCTTGTGCGTTGTCGAATGCAACTGCAGAACCCTCAGGTTTTACATAAGCATTGGCAAAGCCAGATAACATTACTTCTTCTTCAAACGCTCTGTCTGATGTTTCCTTCGCATAAATTTCTTCATGCTCAGAATCGTATCTTTTATACTCAAGGCCGAACAAGGCGTTTAAACCTGGCTCAAGCTCTTTTACGAGTTGTTGTCGTGATATAGCCATAATTTATACTCCTTATATCCCAGCTACGCCAGAGCCTAGTAAATGAGTATTAATCATTACTCTAAAATTCACATTCGCTGTTGCGTAATCTGAATTTTCAGGGTCTCTTGACTTGCCGATTATTTTTAGTTGTTGAACAGTTTGAGCGATCGAACCTTGATCTAACTCCATAGCTGATACTCCGTTTATTGCTGTACCAGTTCCCATTGAAACAACGTCTGCTGTCGAAAAAATGTCCGCTTGTGACATAGCCGCTGCCGCTGCGTTTGATTGAATCTCAAACATTTGGTAGGGGTTGTCATATACGAACGCTTCGATTTCACCGCCATTAGCAGGTGTAATTGCACCTGGGTACTGATTTCTAAACGTAGGTTTTTGTGTTGTTGGGTCATCGTAGAAACATCCCCAGAATGCGCCGAGATTAGAAGTATTACCTGCTGTAGTAATATCTATGTAACCTGCTGCTACTCCTATAACTAAATCACCTTGGAAGATCGTTGAAGCGTCTCCAGGTAAAATGTTATATTGAGTCATCCCAGTGGAATCATCTTGCTGACCGACACTTTTTAACGGTCTAAGACCGAAAGCTGCATCTTGATTAGCCATATTATTTATCCTCTGTTTGTAACTATTTCTAGTTACGATTAATGTAAATTCGTTGGGTCGTAATTGTTAAAAAACTTTTACTTACCACCGAAAGATTTGCTAGAGCGACTATCATAACTGATAGGCATGCTCGGGTGCTGATCCCTCAGTAGATCGTTTTTAACTCCTTCAACTCTTTCCTTAGCTTTATCTGAATAAAACTTGGCTCGAGCTTCTGCGATCTCGTTAGGTATTCTGGCCAGCAACAGACCTCCAACTCCGATGATTCCCTTGTATTTGCCGTCTCCCACAATTGGAAAACTGGTACCTTCGTATTCGTCGGCTCTAACTAACTCATATCCTGATCTTAATTTACCAGCAATATTTTTAGTGTCGTCGAATCCTAGGCTTTCAGCTCTTATCCATCTGTGTCGGAATCCATCCGGCGGCGCTGGGGCATCTAAAGCATTCGGTTCTTTCCACTCAACAGGACGCTTGGTAGCTTCTCTGCTGTCGGATGCACGGGAGTCTCTTACTACTTCTTCTGTAACCTCCGTTTTAATTTCTTCAGTTACGTTAGTTTCATTTTTTTTCATATGCGATTACTCCTCTATGTTTAATTGTTTAGCATATTCTTCAAGTGGCACATTCAGTTTTCTAGCAATTGCTACCTGTGATGATGTGAGTTGCACAGTTCTGCGACCAGCTTTATTTACCCCTCGCGTAGCCGAAGCTACAGTTTGAGTTGGCTTAGTCGTATTTGTAGTATTATTACCAAATTTGTGGGGAAATTCAAGTTTTATTCTTTTATCTAACTCGACATAATAATCCTCACTCTGTGGGTCAAATCCTTCTTCTTCCACCAATTTTTTGTGCATATCAAACGCTGTGTAGGTCATGGCGTTATCTTTGCCAAACCATGCATTTTGTTCTGCCCATTCTGTTGCTCTCGCATCAGGTTTTGGTGCTTGATCTTGTTGAATATTAAGTGGTTGTTTTAATACTTCACCTACCTGTTTTTTTTCTCTAGCAGTATTTTGTACCTTCATTTCTGCTAGTCTTGCTTCTTCATAACCAAGTTTAGCAATTTCTTTTTGTGCATTAACTTCAGCTGTGATATCGCCATCTTCTCTAGCTTTTCCTAATTTAGCTTGAGCAGACTCTAAAGAAGAAACAATTCTATTTTCCATTTCTGAAACATATCCTGTATCTAATTTAGATAATCTTTCTTTAAGAGTTTTTTGTTCGGTTAAAACAGAACGCGCATACTTAGTAGCTTCCTGTTCTCTTCTCTCAGACTCACGCATACGTTTAGTAAGTTTAGCGATTCTTTTCTTAACTCCATCACTATAGTCTTCAAGTTCTTTTTCTTTATCATTTACTGTTTTTGTTTCTGTAATAAGTTCTGCAGGTTTTTCTTCTGGAGCTGGTGTTTCTTTAATAGTAACCTCTCCTTCAGGTTTTGCTGCAGGAACATCAACTGGTTGTTGTCCTTCTTTTACAGTTTCTTCTGGTAATGTGACTTCGGCTCCAGGACCGTCTGTTGGTAAGTCTATGATCTTATCGTTTTTGTCCTCTGGCATAGTTTCTCCTATTGGTTAGTATTGATGCAAGATATCCGTTGGATCCTTGACTGTTGCTAAAATTTCGTCGTCATTTAGCAGACGTACTTCACCACCTTCAATTTGAATTCTTGACCCAGAATAACGTGCAAAGACTACCCAGTCTCCTAACTTGCACCAAGGTCCAGATTTCTCAAATCTTTTTCCTGTGTAACTTTCAGGTCCCATTGCTAAAACATTTCCAACTTGAGAACCTACTTGTTGTTTTTCTAAAGTAGACTCATTCATAATAAGTCCACCTTTAGTTTTTTCATCCATTTTAAATGGTAAAACTAAAATTCTCCAACCTGTTGGTTGAGGAAGTAAAGACTTTACATCTTTTTCTTTTTTTGGTTCTGATTTTTTTACACCAACAAGTGGTGTATTTGTTAACTCAATTTTTGGGCTTGAGTTTGTGGATATTGTCGTCTTCGTCATTGTTTTGCTCCTTGTCTTTTAGCAGGTTAGAGATTTCCTGTAAAACTAGTTGATATGCTTTTAGTTGTCCTACCATATACTGATATTTGTCCCAATTGTCAACTTGACCATTTATCAATACGTTTGAGATACCATCTTGAGTATCTTTAACTTGTTTTTGTAACTTAAATAGTAAATTAATGCCGTCCATTATTTATCCTTTCTTAACTGGTATACCACCACTTGGGTAACCAAATTTATTACTTCCCATAACTGGGGAATATCCTGCTGCATTCGATAGGCCACCGTCAGCCATTTTTTTAGGCACACAATTAGGTACCATTTTTTTGCCTTTCTTTTTCATGCCTTTTTTTTCGTAACCATCCCAACAAGCCATTATTTTTTTCCTCCAGCTCCTAAAGGTTTACCGATTAAACCCCCCTTTTTTTTAGCTTCTTCTCTCATTTCTGCTAGGACATATAATATAGCTGATTGTAACGACATATCAGCACCTATTTCTTTTACCCGTCTTTCAATTTCTTTTTTATCTTCTGCACTTTTATTTTTTGTGTAGCTATCTAGTAAACCAGCCATTATCTTCTAAACCCTTTAGTAGCTAGTTTAGGGAAACCTTTGATCAATCCTCCAGAAGCTTTTTCTTCTACTTTTTTCTTTTTTTGAATATACTTAGATTCACCTTCAGTTTTATCTTTTTTAGTAATCCATTCTTTTTTTTCGTCAGCTAATTCTTTTTTTACTTTTTTAGTAATCCAGGAATTTTTTTTTTCATTTGTTTTATCTTTTTTTTGAATCCATTTATTTTCAACTTCTTTTTTAATTTCTGGTTCTATTTCTTTTTTTTTAGTAATCCAATCAGACATTATTTTTTACCTCCATTATTACGAAATATTTGTGTTCCTTTTATACCATAGATGCTCGCAACGACAAGAATCCATAAATTTGTAAACCATGACGGGAGTGCCGCAAAATGCTCAAAAAAAATATTTACTTTGTCCATCGCTGTCGGATCATCTGATACGACTGCCCAGGCCAGGATTGCTATTGGCGCCGAGAGAATTATCAAAACTGCCTCGTCCTTCCAATCTGATTGTCTAGCCTCTAACAATTTTCCTTGGTAAGCTTCCTTACCTTCGGCCATACGAGATGCATGCATAAGCTGTGCATCTGACATAGCTATTTTCGTCTTCTGTTTGTTAGCGTAAATTTTACTTCCAGCAGAAACGGCTAATTTAATTGCCGACAACCACATAGCTTAATACCAAGTTGCTTTAACTGGTTTTTTATCTTTTCTTAAAGCTTTGGTTCCTCTAACATTTACTGTTTGAGATTCTGTAGGGTTTGTAGTTTCAATTACAACACCACCTGTAGCACAACCGTCTTTTGTAACTCCTGGTCCTACAGTAACTTTTGGTTCTTTAACAAAACCAGATCCTATTTGCCAATTTTTCATTATGCTAGTCCTCCACCTTTAAAGGCTCTTCCCATTCCTCTTTGAGCAATGCCGCCACCTTTTAAACTTTTAACAATTCTTTTCTTTTCGTCTTTTAAATTTCTTTTACCTTTTTTAGTAAAAGCTTTTTCTGAATCAACTCTTCCAAGTTCTTCCAGTTTATTCATTCTTGATGAATTCATTATTCTGCTCCTCTAGATTCGTCTCTTCTATCTTTATAGCTTTGAGTCTTTGTAGATTCTTTGCCATCTCTCATTCCTAAAGATTCGTCAAGTCTATCGTTCGCGCCTTGTTTCTTAGATCCACTAGCTTTACTAGAATTAGGGTATCTTTCAATATAAGGTCTATTTCCAAAATCATTTCTCATAATATTTTCTCCTATTGTTTTTTTACTTTAAATAATCCGGCAAGTCCACCACTATTTGCATTAAAAAAGGACTTACGTCTTGCTTGCCTATCTCTAATAAGTCTTAATGTAGCTAAATCAGATAGCGAAGATGTGGGTTCTTCTACTATTACTTTTTCTTCTAAAAACTCTGGAACTACAGGGATAATAGCGTTATTAGATCCATCATTATCTCCACCATTAAATGTCGTTGTTTTAGTAGTGTTATTTTTAGCAGTATTTTTATTTGTAGTATTAAAGCTATTAAACTTATCCACAACAGCTTTACCTATTTCAGTATCTAAAGCTTTTTGAATAGTATCTATTGTAGTATCTATCGTCTTAACATCAATTCCTGTTTTTTTAGATATTTCTTTTTTTGCAGTACTTGTTAAAACATCTTTTACAGTCTCTTTGACTCCTTTAGTTTTAGTTTTTTTTGAAACTAAATTTGCAACGTTAAAAGCTGTTTTTACATTAGAAATTGATTTAGCAACTTTTGTAACTGCAGGATTAATTAACCCCAATGAACCAATAGTTAAAACAATATCTAATAAACCAAATTTTGAAGGATTAAGAGTTTTATCTACATCTTTTATATTTTTATTAATATTTTTAACAGCGCTCTCGTGCCAAGTGTCTTTTCCTTTTTTTCCAAAACCAGTTCTACTAGAAAACAAATCTTTTTTATTATAATCTTGATAAGAAACTGGAGTTGTATACGTATATGTTTCACCCGCTTTTGGTCCTTTTGTAATTGTACCTGTAATAGTTTTATTTCTTGTTTTAGGCGCATTTTTCCATTGGTTCCCTCTTGCTATATCTTGAGGTGTAGGTTCTTCGTCCGATGTTTTAGTTTCAGCTTTTGTAGATGTTTTAGAAGTTCCTGAAGGTGTGTGTGGGTTAGGTCTATCTTTATCGCCACTTCCAGTTTTATCTGAACTTCCATGAGTTCCTCCATAATTATCACTTGGTGGATAAGCAGGGATTCCTTCTTTAGTCATTGTTTTTTGTCCACCTAAATTTTCTAAAGTCTTAGCTTCTCCAGGTGTAATGTAAGCCAACATGTGTGGCTGACCTTTAATATTTTTTGTAGCTTTTCCACCTTTATTCATAAACAAAGTTGTTGCAGATTGGTCGCTTGATAAAAAAGGTTGTTTCTCTGGTGCAGCTGCCATTAAATTAATTCTGTCATCAACCATAACTTCTTCACCGTCATCGGCTTCAACAAATTCCATGTTAGCTTCTTCAGTTCCTAAAATACCTGCTTCACCTGCATCCGATGTAGACATTTCTAAAGTGTATTTTTCTAAGTACTCATCGTGCTTATCATTTAATGCTGCAAGCTCTGGATTTGTTTCGTAAATTTTTTTCCAACCTTCGTATTGTGGATCTGTTCCGTCTGCTTGTTTTTTTCTAAACATAGAAGCAACACCACCTTTATTGTAATCTTCAGAAAATTTTTTAGCTACCTCTGGTTCGTTAGCAAATAAATATCTTCTTTGTTTTTCAGATTTAAATGGCATTAACACTTCCACTTTCTTAATGACTTATTAATTCTTGAATTAGGATCATTAGCTGTTTTAGAAGATGTTAGTTTTTTCTTCATCCCACCCATTCTAGCGCAAAAAGATTTTTTTCTTGATCCGCCTTCTGGTTGTGGTGCTTTTAAATTAGATCCCGGGTTTGCTTTATTATATGAAGCTCTACCTTTAGCATTTAATCCACCGGACTCAGATTTACCTTCCTTACGCTGCCAAGCAGGCGTTCCGCCTCTCTTGAAAGAAGCACGAACCGCTCCCATTCCAAGAGTGGCTCTCATTACGCTTTACCCTTATTTTTTTTACTATTTGGAAACCCTGCTTTCATATTAGCATAAGCTTTAGGTGTAATTGTACTTTTAGCTTTACTTTTTGACGTCCCAGCTTTTTTTTTCGCATTAATGTTCGCGTATAGACTATTTTTTACCATAATTAACTCCTTGGTCCTTTTAATGTACTTACATCAAATCTTTTAGTTGCATCAGCTTTTGCTTTTGCTTGATTAGACATTTTTTGTTTAGTTAGTGAAGTTTCAGCTCTAAGTTCAGCTAAATCTTCGGTTTGATCCATTTTTTCTTGTTGATAGCTTTGGTTCATCATAGCTTTCATCTTATCTAGATTCAACCTTGCATCGTCTTCTTTTTGTTTTCTTAAATTGTCTTGAGCTTTAATATCCAGTTCTCTTGCTCTTAATTTAGCAATTGGATCATTACCTAAATCGCCCATTATTTTATTTTGTTCTTTAACAAACTCTTCAGTCATCTCAGAAATTAAAACAGCTTTTCTAGATTCAATTTCCATAACTAATCTATCCATTTCTTGTTTAAGTTCTGGATTTTGTTGTGCTTCAGGATTTTGCATCATTTGCTGTAATTGGCCTACTTGCATTATTTTTTCTTGCATCTCCATTTGTACCTGTTCATCAGCCATTAATGAAATATGTTCAAAAATATTTTTTTCTAATGAACCCATAATAACAGGACTATTTTGTGCCATAGTTGTAGACATAAAAGAAAGATGAGCTGCAATGTGAGCTTGATGATCTTGTCCTGTAAAAGCTTCAAAAGGAGTACCCGCTAAAGCATCGATATGTTCTAGAGCTGGATTCTTAGGAGCCGGCTCTGGCGGTGGTGGTAATATTTGATCAATATTTTTAACACCAATCGCTTGATACATATCTTTGTAAGCTGCATATAAATCGTGCATTTCTGGATTAGATTGAGCTAATTGTAATTCTGTTTGAGCAATAGAAACTCTTTGAGTTGATGAAAATATATTTGGATCAGCAACTGGTAAAACATCTATTCTGTCGTCAAAGTCAGCTTGTTTAATTTGTTTGTCCGCACCTACTACTTCATATGGATAAACCGCGGGAAGGTAAGTTGAAAAAACATCCGACAATAAAGTAAACTCATTTTTCATAGAAGCATACAATCTTTTGTGGATCGCTGACATGACTCTTGAACCACGTTCTAAAAGAGCTACAGTTGTTCCAACAGCCGCCTGCTGGTTCCCGTCGCCAACTTGCATGTCAGCAATTGACGCGAATCTCTGTCCAGCCTGAACACAAATACCCATCAACTGTAATAATGTTGCAGAAGGTTCCTTGTAAGGCAAAGTCATAAAAGCATCTCTTAGATTTCCACCAGGTGCATCGACATCTCGAAACTCACCTGGTTGCAATGATTGAGCATCGTTGTTTACACGAATCCCTCTCATCTTAAATCCTGCTGGTAAATTGGAGAGTGTACCAGCATCAATTAGTTGTCGTAAGGCAGACGTCGCTGCTCTTGTTAAACCACCAATCATATGAATTAATCCAAAACCATAAAAGCCTAAACCCGGTAAAAATTTAAAATGAACAAAATAATCAATTTTTCTTTTTTTCGGATCATCAACTTTATAGTTTCTTCTAATTGATAATACTTTTCTAGAACCACTGTCTACTGTTATGATGTAAGGAACTTTAATTCCTGTAGGCATTCCATCAGGTGCTCTATCTTCAAAGCCTTCAAGATCTAAATCAGTATGAACTTCAATCAACGTATACATTTTATTGTTTTTTTGTTGACCGTTCATTTCGGTACCTTCTAGTTCTCGTTCTTTTTTCTTAACTTCAGTTTCTTCTGCATAAGGTGCAAAAATTTCTATGTCTCTATAGAAACCTGCAACTTGTTGTTTACGTAAATCATTTTCTGAAATTTTTATTGTATGACAAATTGCTTCAGCATCTTCTAATGAAGTTGCGGTGTAAGGCACTACTAAATCATCAGCAGGGACAAATTTAGAAACTGCTCTTCCTAACAAGTCATCGTAATAAACTTTTTTAAACGTCGAACCAGCTAATGGCAGATAAAATAACATCTGATCAAACTCAGGTTCATACTCTTTCATAACGTTCATAATTTCATAATTCATGAAATCTCTAACCCGTTGTGACTGAGCTTCTTTTTCTGGAGTTGAGGCTCCTAGAATTTGAGTTCTAATTGGACCATCGGCTGGTAATAACTCTTTGTAAGCTTGCGCTTGAAATTGTGTAACAGCTTCTGCAAGTACTGGATGCGTTGCACCACTTGCTCCTTGAAACGGTTGTGTACGTTGCTCAAACTGAAAACCTAAAAGATCTAACCCTTTAGAGTATGATCTTTCCCATTCTCTTCTTGATTCTTTGTAATCTGTGTAGTTACCAAAAAGTTCTGAACCTAATGGTTGTAAAATTGAATCTGGTAAAATTGCTGCTAAATTTGAATAATGCTCATTGCCTTGTGAAGGCGCTGCTGCACCTGGATCAAAATCTACATCAACTGAACCATCTGGATTTTCTGTAATCTCTGTATTATCAGGAGAGGGCATAGATTCTTGCATTTCTGCAACAACTTCTGTCTGTTCCTCTTGTGAAGGTATAGTTATATTTTGCCTTACGTTCGGTAAGGATTTATCTACGTCTGCCATTTGTTTTCTCCAATCTTTCTGGTTTATCTTGTTTTTGTTCATTAATCAAGCCTCTAGGCTCCGGGCCCTTTAGCGGAGGTATTTCTTTCCATTTCACGTGTTTCATGTTTTTAACTAATGTTGGGTTTTTCATTATCTTTTTCTAAAATGATTAGCGATACCGCCTTGAGCAAACAAAATATCATCTGTTGTAAAATCAATATCAATTGTTTCTCGATCAAATTCTGGATCTTCAGCGCCACGGCCTCTGTTATCTTTAATATCATTAAGATAATTTGCATAAGCGGCAGCAACTTTAGTACTATTCTCGTTTGGAATATTTTTAGTAGCTTTCGTTCCATAAATTTCTTCAAAAACCATTATTGGGTCCTTACCAGCTGCTAAATCTTTAGATTGTTTTTCTGATAGGTAATCTGAGTTCATAACAATGTAACGAGCCACTCCTTTAGCGTTAGCAAACTCATTATTTTCATTATAATTCATTTTTAAAACAGACTCAGCGTCTAATGCGCTTTTGTCCGTAATTTTTGGTTTAAGTTCTCCTCTAGCAAAGGCCATTTTTTTTGCTTTCTCTGCATCCGCTATTGTTTTTGCAATTTCTATGTTTTGAATTATTTTATCAACCAATGGACTAACAGATTCTGGTCTCTTGACGCTAGGAACTGGCGACTTGGACTCTTTTGTTAGTTTAATAACTTGTGCAGATTTTAATTTAGAAGGATTTTTTGATTTTTCTATGTCTTTTAAGTTTTGTAAAAATTTTTCTTGCTCTTTTGGTTTAGAATTTTTTAAAGTTCGAGCAGTTAACTTAATTTCTTCAATAAATTTTGCTGGAAGCTTACGATTTTTTGCAATCCATAACAAAGCTTCTTGAGATACTGGGTTGTTATACAAACTTTTACCCATTTTTTGAATATTGCCACCAATCCCTAAAATATCTTTAGGTTTAATTCCTAGTCTTGCTAGAATTTTATAAATTTCTATTAAAACTTTCATTAATAATATGTTTTGTTAACTGTTGGCATAATTTGATCCTTATAATCTTCAGGGTGACCTAAAAAACCACCTTGTCTAAATCTCATTACTGCTTGAGTTGTACTATCGACTAAGTCATCATTATCACCAAAAGGAAAAGCAGCACATTCCTCTATGACTTCTTGCGCAAACTGTAAATGTGTAGGCGCCCACACTTGTCCACTCTCAAAAATGGGAGCAACGGAGTTTACTCTAGAGTGTTTATCATTACCTCTTGAAGGTGTAAAGTTAATTACAGGGATTCCCATGGCTCTAAGCTCATAGGTTAATGGTAATCCTGATGCCTTAGCTTCAATTAAAACTGTTTCTGGATCCCAGTACTTATATAATTTTAAAGCTTCACGTCTGAGTTCTGGAAATTCAAAACGATCTTTAACTGCATCTAATAAAATTAGTTGTTGAGGACTATCTTCATTCTCACGAAAAATACCCCAGGTCGTAATGGCTGAGTAATCGGCAGTTTCTTTTTTTAAAAATGCAGTATCGTAAGATTGGATAACATGATCACACGCGGGTATGCCTCTATCCTCCGGCCACTTCTTCCACCAGTCCCTTTTAATTAATGCACCTTCTTCAGAAGTTGGATTTTGCATATACTGTGCATTCCATTTTGGAAGGGCAACCGATGCTTTAACATTTAATAATTGTTCTAGTTCCCAGTACTCTGGCCACACCGGTGTATTGTTAGGAAGGATCGCAGGAAACTCAACTACTTCCCACTGATCTGCTTTGGGGTCTGCAGCTTGTGCTGCTTGTAACATGCCTGTTAGATCCTTGGTATTCCATCGAGTCATAACGAGTACAATCATTCCACCTGGTTGAAGACGTTGACGTGGACCTGACGTGTACCATTCATAAGCCCGCTCTAAAGATTTAGCATTCATAGCGTCTTGCTCTGAATGAGGATCATCGATGATAAGTAAGTCCGCACCACGACCGGTTACTGCTCCCTCGACACCAACTGCAAAATACTCGCCCCCTTGTGCTGTCTGCCAGCGACCAGCGGCTTTACTATCTTCTTGTAGTCTAGTTGGAAAAACTTCTTTGTATTCCTCACTGTCCATTAAGTGTTTAGCCTTACGACCAAACCTTACAGCAAGTTCGGCTGTGTGAGTTGCTTGAATTATTTTTAATTTTGGTCTGTTACCGATCATCCAGGCTGGTAGTAGGAAGGATGCAAATTCAGATTTTGTATGTCTGGGTGGCATATTCACAATAAGCCTTTTAGACTTTCCAGATTTTAAATTATTAAATTTTTCTGCAATAATTTTATGATGCTCCCCCTCTATAAAATCAGGCCACATATGTTTTACAAAATCCATAAAATTTTCCTGAATTTTTCTATGCCTTTGTTTTTCGTCTTTCTTAACAACTAGCTTTTTTAACTCTTTCCTAGTTTCAGGGTCTAGGTTCTCAATGTTTAAATTTTTTAAAATATTTTTTATATCAGGCATAATTTTACTTATGGGTGTCAAAATGTTTTTACAGGGTACGTACGCCTAAATCAAACATATTATCCGAGAGTAGTGGGACCCCTTTTGACGTTGTGTGTAATACTTTTTATATATTACAGCTTTTTTCGGATTGGGTCTGGTACCTCTATTAAAATGCCGTGCGCGCGAGCGGGCGCAAAATGCGCTGCAACCTGTGGTTGCATGTGTCCTGTTCCTTGCGCGTGACATATATGTCACATGTGTGTTGCATAATTACAACTACTATATTTAGTGTGGCCCAACCGCTGCAGTCTATACGTTACCGTTAGATAATCACGGCGGGGTTGATATAACTATATAAGATAATCCTATATTAGTCAAGTGCAATAGTGTCGCAGGCCAGATTAGAACCATTCTAAACGTGAATACAACCTGTAGTTGATGCAGTATCTGCATACATTCTATAGTTGCATTGTATAATATATACCACCATCCCCAGCCGCCGTCCAAGTGTATAGGATAATCTTACATATGTCAAGAAGTTTATTTCACTTTAATGTAAATAAATATCTTGCTTATATAGGATAATCTTATATACTTTTAATATGACACAAATAAAACAACACGGAGGACACTAATGGAATATGTATTATTAATCGTAATACTAGGGATAATTGCGGCAGGTGTTTGGGTAGCTAAACACAACCAGCAATTTATTGATGAGCAAAATAAAAGAATAAGACAGGACCAAAAATGGAGGGATAACAATGCCGGCTGATTATGGACTAACAATAGATAAGTTAATTGATCATAATAAACTTCAAAATAAAATGATCGCAGGTCAAATAGATGAGCTTACAATTCTTAGAGGTAAGCTCGCAACTG